CGAAAAACTGTTGTGAAACAACAGCTTGGAAGTTCTACGGAACGCTACAGAGTAGCGAGGAAATGATTTTAACAGGGCATCTTCGATGAACTGGAAAACCTTCCCTCAAAACCACTGAACTATTTAACTCTCCATAGAACTCGTAGAGTTCGTTCTATGGAGAGCTAAATAGACTAGATAAAACCCTAAAGGGTTTTAAAATCCAAGGAAATCCTTCGAAAATCCAAAGATTTTTCGTCACGCATTATGCGCCCCCACCCCCGAAAACGTGTACGCGCCTATATATATATAAACAGACCTCTCAAAAAATTACAAAAAATACAAGGGTCACTCTCATCTGGGGTAATTAATTTTAGATCGGGGCTTGTGTAGTCTATATAGATGTGTTATAATCTACACAGACAAGACAAACTCTTAATATTATATATACTTTATATTTTACTTTTAATATTTCTTTTTTTATACCAACTATATAGGACATATGACAGAACAAAACACAGAAAATATAGAAATAAGCAAGTATGACGGCCTTCTTGCAATGTATTCCCTTTTGGATCAGCGTGTAGTATCAAAATGTAATGCAGATTTCCTTTCTTTTATACGATTAATGGCTCCAACCCTTGTCTCTGACTGGAGGATGGGGAAACATATAAGGGTTTTAGCAGATAAACTACAGAAAGTCAAGGAAGGAAAGATAAAAAGGCTCATGGTCTTTCTTCCTCCCCGCAGTTCCAAGTCAGTAATCTGCTCAAAGCTCTTTCCTGCATGGTATATAGGTAATAATCCAGAGCACGAAATCCTGACAATCTCTCATAGTGATCAGTTATCCTCTGATTTCGGCAGATCAGTAAGAGATATTGTCGGAATGGACAGGTTTCAGGAGATATTCAAGGGAGTTGCCCTAAGATCAGATGTCAGGGCAGCGGGAAAGTGGAAAACAAACCACAATGGGACGTATTATGCAGCAGGTGTAAGGAGTCAGATTGCTGGTAGAGGCGCTCATATAGCTATATTAGACGATGCAATGTCCGAAGAAGACTCTTTCTCTGAGGCAGGAAGAAGATATATCAAGGAATGGTATCCTGCTGGCCTGAGAACCCGTATTATGCCTAACGGTGCAATAGTTATCATTAATACTAGGTATCATCATGATGATCTCTGTGGATGGTTGCTTAAACAACAGGAAGTAATGGACATGGAAGCAACATATCCTTGGGAAGTTGTAAAGATTCCTGCATGGATAGACGAGGAAGCTTCTGAATTGCTGGACTTGCCAATTGGTTCAAGCTATTTTCCTGAATGGAAGACAGATGAAATTTTAAGAGTTGATGAAGAAGAGATTATAGCAAGTAATGGTTCAAGATACTGGAATTCTTTGTATATGCAGAACCCAACTCCTGAAGAAGGGGGAGTAATAAAGAAAAGATGGTTACAGGAATGGGAAGATGATGATCCCCCTGACTGTGATTTTATAATTCAGACCTATGATACAGCATTCAGTACAAGAACAACTGCAGATTTCAGTGTAATACAGACTTGGGGTATTTTTGATACAGAAGAAGAAGATGACAGGGGCAGAGAGTACTTGGGAGGAAATCTTATTCTTCTGGGGAACCAGAGAGGCAGGTATGAATACCCTGATCTAAGAAGAATGGCGCAGCTTCTCTACGATGAGTATAAGCCAGATGTGTGTATTGTGGAAAAGAAGGCATCTGGACAGTCTCTCATACAGGATATGAGAAGAGGAGGTTTACCAGTTCTGGAATACACCCCGGATAAGGATAAGGTAGCAAGAGTTTATGCAGCAAGTCCTTTACTGGAAGCAGGAAGAGTTTGGATACCGCAAAATAAAAGATGGGCAACTGAATTGATAGAAGAATTAATTACATTTCCTCATGGCAGACATGACGATCAGGTGGATGCCTTGACAATGGCAGTACACTATATGAGAGAGTCTTGGCGAATAGGACATCCAGATGATCCTTCTTGGGAAGACGATGAAAATCCAAGAAGACAGAAGAGGGTTGCGTACTGGAATTTTTAATGGTATAATAAGGAGAACCAAAGTGTCATGTACGTTTGAAGATAACATTAATTGGGAGATTCCAAAACCTCAAAGAGGATATTATTTATGTAGGGATTGTGAATGCAGTATTTCTGAAATGTGTGAAGATAAATGGGAAAGTTATAATAACGACAGACTGGAATACCTTGTATTAAAATTTAAGGATACTTATAAGAATGGCAACTGAACGAAATCCATATGAGATGATAGACCAACAGGCAGAAGTAATTACATTGCCTGTGGGACAGGGTGGTGCATCTGCTGAAATAGGAGAAGCAGTAAGTATTGATGCATCTCCAGATGGGGGAGTTGTTGTTAATTTTGAGGACAGTCTGGAGGTTGAACAAAAACCTACAACAGAAGAGTGGTTTGAAAATCTCGCTGAGAATATAGATGATACAGAACTAGAGGATATATCTGCTGGAGTTTTTGATAAGTTTACAGCAGATAAGGATTCAAGAAATGAATGGGAGTCTATGTTTGAAAGAGGCTTTGATCTTCTTGGATTAAAGCTTGAAGAAGCTTCGCAACCTTTTGAAGGAGCATGTACAGCAGTTCATCCCATGTTGGTAGAGAACGCTGTAAAGTTTCAATCTAAAGCATCCAATGAATTATTTCCTCCTGCTGGTCCAGTCAAAGCCCAGATTATGGGAGACTATACTCCAGAAAAAGAAGAGCAAGCTGATAGGGTACAGCAGTTTATGAACTATCAGCTTACTGAGCAGATGCCGGAATACTTTGACGAGTTTGAAAGAATGCTTTTCCATCTGCCATTAATAGGTTCAGCATTCAAAAAGATTTATTATGACGCTTCTCTGGATAGACCAGTTTCAGAATTTGTTCCTATTGATCAGTTTTATGTTTCTTATTATGCAAGTGATTTAAGAAAAGCTGACAGGTATACTCATGTAATTTATAGAAGTCCAAATGATTTAGCCAGAGAAATAGCTTCAGGTATGTATATGGATATCGATCTTCCAGATGCAGGAATACCAATGCTAAGTGCAATGACAACCAAGATGGATACAATCCTTGGTGTATCTCCTGCAGGAGCAGATGATCCTCAATATACTTTACTGGAACAGCATTGTTATCTGGAACTGGAAGATGATCCAGAATATGAAGAAGGAATAGCTCTTCCATACATTGTTACTTTAGAAGAGCAGTCAAGAAAAATACTCAGTATTCGTAGAAACTACAAGTCCGACGACGAAACAAGACAAAAAATATTACATTTTGTACATTATAGATTCGTGCCGGGCTTCGGTTTTTACGGGTTAGGACTGATCCATTTCCTTGGTAATCTCACAATGACTGCGACAGCGGCCATGAGAGCACTGATTGATGCGGGTCAGTTTGCGAACCTACCGGGAGGATATAAGGCTAAGGGTGTAAGAATTGTAGGCGACAATGATCCAATAGCACCGGGGGAATTTAAAGAAGTTGAAGCAACTGGTATGGACCTAAGTAAAGCAATTATTACTTTGCCATATAAAGAGCCTTCCTCGACTCTGTTCCAGATGCTTGGCTTTGTTTCAGGAGCAGGACAGAAGTTTGCTGATAGCACAGAACAATTGATATCAGATGCTTCCTCATATGGTCCTGTTGGAACAACAATGGCTTTGCTTGAAGCGTCAAGTAAGTTTTTCAGTGCTATACATAAAAGACTTCACAAATCGCAGAAAGATGAGCTAAGGATATTGGGAAGAATCAATCATGATTACTTGCCAAATGAATATCCGTTCAATGTGCCGGGGCAATCCCGACAGGTTCTGAAAAAGGATTTTGACGGTAGGGTAGATATTATCCCCGTTTCCGATCCCAATATTCCCTCTAATGCACATAGGATGATGTTGGCTCAGATGGCTCTACAGTTATCCCAACAGTCTCCTCCCGGTATGTTCAATCTGGAAGCTTTAAATAGAACAATTCTGAGTTCAGCCAATATGCCGAATCTGGATCAGATACTTCCTCCAAAAATTGAGCCTAAACCTCTTGATCCTATTTCAGATATTATGGCTGCAACAAAGGGAGTTCCTATTTCTTCCTTCCCCGGTCAAAATCATGATGCACATATTCAGGTAAAGATGGCGTATCTAGAAGACCCTACTATTGGAAAGTCTCCAATTATGCAGAGAGTAAGACCACTTATTGAGTCTAATGTTCAGGAACATTCAATTATGAAATATCAGGAACAGGTAAATGGTGTTGCAAGACAGATGATTGAGCAGTTACCACCTGAACAGGCAGCGATGCCTCAAACAGCAGAACTTGCTATGGCACAGGCTGCACAACAGGTTCTCAATGCAAATATGGCTATGGGTCCACAACAGTCTCCAGAGCAGCAAATGGTAGAGATTGAAAAAGCCAGACTAGCTTTGGAACAACAGAAACTTCAGATACAGCTACAGACTGATGCGGCAGAAGCTGCTTTGGAAAACAGAAAGCTTGATATAGAAGAATCTGAAATAGCTGTTAAGGCTGTTCAAAAAGGACAGGAACAGCAGAGTAAGTCAGAAGAAAAAGAAAGAGACAGAATTGCTAAACAATCCATGAAAGCTGTAGATATGTTATTCAATGCTGCAGTTAAAGACGCTGATTTAAATCAGAAACAGGAATTAAAAGTTATGGATACGTTGGCAAAACTAGCCCAAGCCACTAAAGGAGATGAAACAAAAAGTAATATTGAACAGTTAAAAGCTTTAATAAAATTAATAGATACAGCAGAGAGAGGAGAAGCAGAAGGAAACAAACAATCTCAAGAAACTTTGATTAAGGTTGCAGAAATGGCAACCAGAATGGAAGCAGAAAAGGGTGAGTACAGCGATAAAGATAAGGAGTAATATATGAATAAAATAAAATCAATTATCTCAAGTATTAATGGCTGGATGGCTGTATCTTTCTATACCTACAGAAGAACTGTTAATAAAATAATGAATTGTTGTTTTAAATATGGAAAAATTATGATTGCTGTAGGAGTAGGAATGGCGATAGGATATATCTTTACATCAATTGGCTGGCTTCCTTGTTATCAAAATCAGTTAGTCATAGAAGTAGAAGAATAAAAAATGGAACTTTGGGATGAGATAATTCAAAAATATAATCAAGAATTAGAAACAATAGTTAGATCAGTTGCTGGTGGAAGTGCAGATGATTTTCCTACATATAAACATATGGTAGGATACTGCGCTGGTATAGAATGGTCAAGAGAAGCATTAAAAGATATTTTTAAAAAAAGAATGCATTCAGATAACGAAGATGATTAAA